GCGAAGCACAACGCCACTCCGGCGGTGTATCCCTTGGGAGCCTTGCCACGATCGCGCCAGCTGTAGTTGGAGATCGCCGAGGCGTCGGAGATGCGCACGATCCCGTCAATCTTCTCTTGCGGCAGAACGTTATTGCCGGCGGCCTTGGCGGCATCGAGCTCGTCGAGTGCTGTCCAGGTCTTCGGACCAACAACACCATCGGCGCTCAGGCCAGCCGCGGCTTGATAGCCCTTCACGCCGCCATCGGTAATGCCGCCGAAGTCCCCGTCCACCGGCTTGATACCGAGCGAACGCTGGATGCTTTCCACATGCGGGCCTTTGTCGCCCTTCTTGACGGTAGGACGATCGGCCGGTGGCGGCTCCGGGTCCGGTCCCGGCTCAGGCCCTGGATCCGGTCCGGGTTCTGGATCGGGTCCCGGCTCGATGCTCTTGCCCGCCAGCGACTCGGCGATGCTAAGGCAGATCGCCTCGAAGTGTTCGCGGTACAAGTCGGCGTCGGCGCGACTGTCCACGAAGCAAGTCTCAATGAGCACGGCGGGCTTTGAAGTGTTGTTCAAGAAAAATAAATCAGTGCGTTTCTTGGCGCCTCGGTTCTTCAGCTTGCCAGTAGAAGAGATGCCGCCGGCAATCACCTTCGACAAATCCAACTGGGTGACGTAGAGGCACTCGGTGCCCATCGGCGAGCTCGTAGTCTGGTACGCATTAAAGTGCACCGAGACGTCAAGCTCTCTCGACTGGCTGTTGTGGTAGTTGACGATGCGGTTCAGGTTCTCATTCTGGGAGTGGCTCACATCGTCATGGAAAGTCTTGACCTTTAGGCCAGCTCCCGTCATCAACTCCGCGACCCGGTTGACGACCCGGCGGGCTTCGTCGACTTCGTCGAGGTATCCACTGGCGCCTCGGATGTACTTACCATGTCCGCTCGAGATGACAAAACTGCTGGCCATCGGTTCCTCCTCCTAGTTATTCTGCGCCAGTGCGAACGCGCGCGACGGCGCATTTCCTCACAATAGCGGCAAGTCACTGCTTGATCTTTTGAGCGGTGGTGTCTGACTTGGCCATTTCGTTGTGCCACTCGGTATAGAGTCGGTGGCGTTCGGTACCAATCTCTTCCCGGGTTGGATCGCGCCCGAGGGTCTTCCTCAGATCAACGATAATCTGTAGGTCTGTCTTCATGGCATACTCCTACTAAGCACGATTGGCATAGGCTGAATGTCGGGATTGATGATGCGTTTAGCCTCTTCGATTTGATCCAGAGTTGCGCCTTGCGCCGGAGTGAACTGCCAGGTGTTTCGGTCATCAGGATCGCCGACGAATGCCTCGATGATCGGGCACACCTGCCCGATGGCAAAATAGAGCTCGTCCATAGTCATCGCATCATCCCTTATTGAAAGCGTGCGCGCGCCCGGTCCAGATGGTTGCCAAGGCAAACTCGATGTCGCCGTCAGGTACGTTCGAGCCCTTCAATTCCGGGTTGGCTTCAATTGCTGCGGCGATGGTCGCGTTGGAAGAGACCACATGCGTTGCGATCATCTTCGGATTGTCATCACCGCGAATGACGTAGTCCGCATAGTTAATACGGATTTCATGATCCGCTGTTCCGGGGTCTTCGCTCTCGACGTACTGCGCCACGCGCATAGATAGAAACAACACGCGCGCCGAGAACTCATCATCGCGAGCGGTTGAGATCAGATCAATAGCTGCCATTTCTAGCTCCCGATAATCTGCGCGGTGGTGCCGCCCATATCTAAAGTTGGTGCCAATGAAGTCTTGGCTTTAGCTTGAGCCGCGAGCCGGGCACTCTGCGCATTCAAGCCGATCCCAATTTCCAAGATGGCTTTGTCCCCCAATGGCCACGGCATCTCGCCGCCATCGACGAAGGTGCCCGACTCGTTTGTTCCAGCCAAAGTATGGCGCCGACCTTGATCGTAGATGCGCTCGGTAAAGCCCTGCGGCAGCCACGGCAAAGCGTAGCCGAAGTCGTTAGCAAAGTTCTCTGGCGTGTCCGCGTATAACAGGTCGTCAACGCGAACATATACATTGCCGTCTGGATGCTGCTGGACTTGTTTCATAGCTTGATCATCACGTTCCAATAACCCTTCGGGTCGAGGATGTTGAGTGGTGCGCCACCGCCGGTAGCCTGAATGTCGGCTTGGGCATTCAAAGTATAATTCGTCATGTTCGGCGCAGTCACCGACCAAATCGTATAGGTAGCGCCAGCATCAGCTAAGATAGAACCAGAGGCCATTCCATGATTATGACCGGCATCGGTGTGGTAGTGGTTGGCCATGTTAGCGATTGTCGGTGACTCTGTTTCAGCGCCTGATGCCTGACCAAGCGCGCGCGAGGTCAAACCAGCACCCGCACCCGCAATCGCAATCGAGCGCCCGAGTTGCTTGGTCAGGAATAGCCGGCAATTCGCCGCCCATGCTGCGGCTGCGTTCCCTTGCGCTGCTCGTGTCGTCGCGGCGCCGGCGCTGGTCTGGATTGGCGCGGCGGTGTCGGAGACATTATTGAATATCAATATGAACAACGCCTGCGCCAGAACGTTGGCATACGACGCACCGGAGGCTCCGCTGCCGATGGAGCCGTCGTTCATCATTATCCAGCCGGTATCTGGCACGGTCTTGAGCGTGATCTTGGCGTCGCCGGTCGTAAAGCCCCCACCGCCTGCGCCAACAAACGCAGTGGTTGCTAGGCTCGTATCTGAGTCCCCGGGGGAAGGAGTTGGTGCACGAACGTCGCCAGTGAATACTGGCGAGTCTAGGGTAGCCAATCTCTCGGTGGAGAACTTTGTCATCAGATCATCTCGACGTCCATAAAGAAGTAGCTACGACCCCCGGTTACCGACATAGTTGCTCCTACGATGAGTGATGCGGCGTAATCCCCCGATATGGAATACATCACGCCGCCCAGGTGGTAGCTCCAGGCTATCTCGGGGGCCGCCGTAAAATAAGTCGTTAGCAGCATCGGACTCGTACCGTTGTACTTCCAATTGACCGGATCGGATCTCAATGTCTGTCCGGCGGGAATAGTTGCACCAGGAGCACCGCTGAAAAACACTTGGGTCAGATCACTCGCATCCCAACCATTCGCAGACCCGCCTGGATATGCCGAGTGACCGATGTACATCTTGCTGAAGCTGAGGGCAGAGACACCAACAGAATTGTTGCTGACGGTGACTCGCACCTGCGTCTGGCCACTCGGCACATTGACGATACCGATAGTTCCCGCACCTACCGCATAAAAGAATTGCCGGATCGTCCAACCGCCCCATGAAGAGCCGTAGCCATACTGCACCGAGCCAACAACGTTGTTCCACGGCGCGCTTGGGAGGATAGGCTCCGGAAGCAAGCTTCCACCGCTGCCGCCAATAGTGAAGTTGAGACTACCGCCACTGCGATTGATGCAGAAGTCAGCGACCGGAGTTGCACTGCCTGGATCCAGGTGCAGATAAACTTGTGGCTTGTTGCCGGTCACCCACGAGCCATCGGGACCGAGATTGACTGGCTTGCCAGCAGCATTGCGGAACTTCGCCAGATTGGCTGGAACGCTGACGTCGATGAACTCATTGGTGTTGAGGTAAAACTCGGCCAAGCTCAATGCCATGTAATTGGCGTCGGTGTCGTAGCGGCGACCAATTAGAAAAGACGCCCGCGTCCAGTCAATAACCGTGTTTGATGGTGCCGTGACATCAAACGTCTGCGCCACTCCATCGACGTAGCATTTTGTGATGCTGGGCAACGAGAAGGCAAATACGATGTGATGCCAGACGAAATCCTTTGGGATTGGACTGTTCGTTCGAATGTTGCAGGGATTGATACTGCCGGTCACATCAACGGTTGCAAAATTTATATAGTTGTTGACGTCGATCCAGCATGGATTAAATCCACCTGGAAAATCAATGATGCGTTCTTCCGTATCCCAGTAGACGCGCTTGAACCAGAACGAGAGTGTCCCAACCTTGCTGTCAACGGCAGTCGTGAGTGTCGCCTGTAAATAGGTTCCGTAGCGAAACGAAAGAGAACTGACAGGGAAATCCCCGGCGCTGCCTCCCGCGCCGCCATTGAGAAGTTTTGTAACCGCGAGCATCAGTCATCCGTCCCGGCATTGGTGATGTAGAGTACCTTCACGCCGTGCAAGCGTGCGTCGATGGCCATGTTGTCAGACGCATGAGCCGGATTGCGTTTAACCTGAAATTGCACCACATCATTTTCTACTGGCGATCCGCCAATGGTGATCGCGGATGATTCCGCACCGATATAAAGATCGTTGGTGGTGCCACCGATCTCGACCACGACTTGCTCGGTGCCGAAGGCCACATCCATCGCGTCATCGTCAGACCGGGCGACCGCTTGCAACGCCCAGACCACGCCGAAATTTGTCGTCGTTGCACCGTGCGACCAGATAGGGACGAATGTTATGGTGCCTTCATTCCATCCCTTCGGCATGGCGATTTCGAACTGAGCAAACTCCTGCGTTGTGGTATCAAAGTCGAGCGTGCGGATCATGTTCTTGTTGGTCGTGGTCTCCATCGTGCCCGGTGCCGCGCCATTGGTCGCGCGTGACACCATTGCACTAGCGGGCACCCAGATCGTTTGCTTGCCACTACCACCACCGGCAGCAGCAACTGCCGCAGTTACGAATGCGGTCGTTGCAACCTTGGTCGTATTGTTTCCGGGACTCTGCGTGATGGCAGTTGACCCTATGGTCAGCTGCAAGTCCGAGCCCATGACAATCGGATTGCCGGCCGGATTGTTGGCAAGCGTGCTATTGCCGACGCCACCAACGAATGTCGGAAACGTGTCAGTGCCGGGAGCGGAAGTGAACTGCGCGCATATCCGGCCAAAATTGGCATTGTAAAGCGTGAGAGCGGAATTGCCCTTTGTACTAAAGGCCAACCCGATGTCGGCATCTGTTCCGGCCGCAGCGATCAGGGTTTGCCCCGCTACCGGGTTCACATCCAATCCGGTCGTAGGTGTTGCAACCGATGATCGATAGCTTGTCACTCCATAAAATGTTGCGGTGGTACGCCACGTCGCCAGCGGTACGCCCTTGATCGAAGTCGCGGTCACCCATTGCGCAACCTCGTTTGCGTTCGGCGTGCCGCTGTTGTTGACATTGCCAGAGCCGGAACCAGTCGCGCCCGGAGGACCGGCCGGACCTTGCGCCCCTACCGGCTGCGTGCCCTGGAAATAAACGCCGTCATTGTTGCCGGTAGGTATCGTGAAGGCCGACGCGTCGGCTGCCTGGCCGTTAATCCAAACCTCGTAATAGTCGCTGCCGCTGGCACTATCGTAGCAAGTGATGTGAGCAAAGCCGTCGGTCGTGTTGCTGGTCGCGAAGTGGAGCAACGTTCCGTTCTTATAGATGGCGATGTACAAGTTGCTGCCGAGCGCCAGCCCGGTAGCGAACACCGACGCCACAAATATCGTCTCGCCCAAGGGCGGCGTGTATCGGCTATTGCTGGTGCTGTAGAAGCTGCCGTTGTTGTAACCAATGGCACCGAAATTGATCTTCGACCAAGTTGCATGCGCGACGCCTTGGCTGGCGGCCTTATAAGCCGTGAAGCCGGTTGCAGCTCCCGTACCTAGGCCGGTGCCTTCCGGTCCCTGCGGGCCTTCAGGACCAACGGGACCTTCGGGACCAGGAGGGCCCGCCGGACCATCGGCGCCAGCAGGACCAGCAGGGCCGGTAGGGCCAGGGGGACCGCCGGGAGTGCCGGGCTCGCCTTGCGGGCCGGTAGGACCGGGCAAGCCCGGAGAACCGGGCACGCCGGGAGCGCCTTGCGGACCTTGCGGACCTTGCGGACCAGGGGGACCGCCCGGGGTGCCAGGAGTACCCTGCGGCCCTTGCGGGCCTACCGGACCAGTCGATCCCTTTTCGCCCGCGGCGTTGATGGACCACGAGCTGTAGGTGCCGGTGCCGTGGTACGTGTCTGTGGTTATGACAAGGTTATTGCCGACGTACTCGGAGACAATACCTTCCATCCACCGAGAGACGTCATCGAGTGCGGAAGCCCGTATCCGAATGCCGGGACCAAAGCCCAGACCATACTCATTCAGTACGAAGGTGCGATCATCAAATGCGCCACCAATCAAATGTGTACTGTTGCTGGTGCCATAGATGATCGGTCCGCGCGCTCCATAAGGCGCAGACATCGCAATCGCAGTCGGTATGTGTTCGCCATCAATGATGACGGGACCGCGATTGATGACCTCGAGGCTGATAATGGTCACCGCGTTATTCCCTCAAAGATGGTCAGGTCGATCTGAATGGTAACGCGCCTGAACTCAGCATCGATGCCAACCACGTCCGCTACGTACTTGCCCGGGGTCTGTCGCTTCATGACCTCCTTATCAATATTGAATAAGAAGAAGCCGAAGTCTGGCGCCTCGCCGATCGCGAGCGTGCCATCTTCGGTCGTAGCTGAGATCACCACCTCATGGTCATCAGTCTGCCGGCGTACCTCCATCTCAAAGAGGATACCTCTGATATCGAGTTGGGGCGGATCGGTTTCGCCGGTGTCAACAACATACTTGACGGAGTCGATCCAATCCTCGTTGGTGCCAGTCTGCACCTGGAGGATTGCGAGCGGCATCGCCAATAGGTTGGTGAGCGGAGGGCTGGACGTGATAGTCATCTCAGCGCACCTTATGGGCTGCTAACGCGATAAGCATTCAACTGCGTGGAGCCGTAGATGTACGGATAGGCAGTGGTCTGGTAAGCCACCAGCGTCACGTTATCGCCAGCAACCAAGTTGAACTGCTGCGTCACGGTGACGCCGATGGTAGAGCCATCACCGTTCCAGCAGTAAGTCAAAGCACCAGCCGAACCACCATTGACGAAGAACTCAGCTTGGAACGAACCGGGCCCTTGGTAGCCCGGCGTGTACGGCGCAGCGCCGAAGTAGCCGAAGCATTCCCATATGCCAGCGTCCAAAGGTCCAACCCAGAAACCGGCATTGTTGGAACCCGACGCCGGATCGCGGAAGAACGATCCTCTGAGCTCGTACATGTTGGTGACGGTAAGCAGCGAGCCCGCTGGGAAGTAAATATGGACGCTACCAGCGCGCCCAATGTATTGACTGCGCGACCGCCACATCGTCGCTGGACTGATGAACTTGTGCCACAAGACACCAGCTTCCGCTTCGGCAGTGGTGGCGTATTGTGGACCGCTGACGAGCCGGAAGAGCGTGCCATCGTAGACAAATAGATAGAGCCCTTCGATCCACAACTCGTTCTTCTCGAATGCCTCGCCATCGAAACGCTTGATCGCGATGGGTCCAAGTCCACTAGCATTGAGGGTGACGGCCGGAAGTGTGGTGGTGTTCTTGACTAGAACCTCGCAGGTAAAGCCGGGCACCAGCGACGAGACCGGAGGCGCGAAGTTGGCAACGACGTTGTTGACGGTGCCGGTATCAACCGCGAACGGGATTGCAAACCCGGCCGCCGACACAATGCTCGCCAGCTGGAAGCGCGTTCCATCATAGATGATAATGACCACAGCGCCGGCATCGAGCTCGCCAGCCGTCAGATTGGTACCATCCGGGCGCACCAGCGCTTTCACTCCCAAGCCATCAACGTTGATATCGACAACGCCGGTGTTGGTATTGGCGATCTTGACCTCGAGCAACAAGCCGCCATCGAGCGCGGTAATCGCCGGCGTGTAGTTCGCGATGACGTGATTGACGGTACCAGTGTCGATGGTGAACGGGATTTTGAAGCCGGTTGTTTTGCTTCCCGGGATCAATTGGAAATGCGCGCCATCATAAATCATGGTGGCGACTTGACCGGCAAGGATATCGCCAGCGCCTAGCTGCGAGCCGTCGCTGTGCACAATCGGCTGCGAACCAATGCCGTTGATATTGAGCGACGCCGCGCCGGTATTGCTGACCGCAATCAGCACCCGCATCGTCAAGCCGGGTTGATATACATCGAGCGGTGGATCGAGCGCGATCGACACGACGTTGGCAGAGCCAGTATCAACGCCATAGATGACCCGGCCGTTACGCACGGCCTTCAAAAGCTGAAACAGATCACTCGATAAAGGATTTATCCCGGCCTTTGAGATCATGTTGGTGATCTCACGCATGGGATGTTCAAACGCTTCAGCGGGCGGGATCGAGCCCTCCCGCCCCTGACTTGGGTCACCGTTGATATACGGCGCGTTCGGGTCGGCGACACCGTAAGGCGAAACATATTTCATCGCATTCCTCCTAGGGCGTACCTTGCATCGGGCCGCCTTCTGCCAAGTCTGAAAAGTCCCAAGTCAGTTCTGTGTGCGCGGGTTTCCATCGCAACAACAAACATTCCAGCTCGGTCGGGATGCCGATCTCAAGATGGTGGTGGACACCAGCTTGGCTTTGACCAGCACGAAACCAATCTAGGCTTGCTTCGCCGACATGCGCGAACCAGTAGAACCGCATCTCGGGCGGGCCGATGTACCAGCGAAAGTTCTCTTCCGGACTTGGCCTCGTATCACCAACGCGCGAGACACCAGCCATGAACGGCGCGAACTCGCCGATGACGATTTCATGGCCTAGCCAATCCATCACCCATTCATAAAAGGCGCGCGACTGCCCGCCTCTGAAAGTCATTTTGAAAACGAGTTGCTGCTGGCGTTCCGCAATCGTAAAAACTTGCGGCCAGCATGGATCGGGTAAGCCCCAAGCACGCTCCCAATCCGGTAGCAACTCTACAGTCTTGCGCGGATCGCTCTCGAGCTCGAGCAGGTCCGCAGCGCGACTATCGACAAAGCCCCAGAAGTTATTCAGGCCCTTCTGTACGCAATATTGTACTGACCCAGCCTCGCGCGGCCAGGCAATGCCCCAAGGCAGTAGGTCCAGGAACGCCGATAGATAATCACTACCGTTTCGGCGGACATGTTTGTCAGGGGGTATAAGTGAAGCCATAAATAATATCGCCCAAGACTGCCATGTGACCGTTGCTCGGCATCACGTCATCAGCGGTAGTTGAGAGCTTGAACGAGATAACGCCCGGCGCATTCATCACGGCCGAATATTTCCAAGCTGCGAATATCGTTTGGCCGGGAGCTGCCACTTCGAGCAAGAGATCGTTGATGCTATCTTCAATCGCAGCGCGCACATCGGGCGAGTCCAGCGCCAAGTCAATAATGTGGAGATCAATTGGCTGCCGGATTGGTGACAACACCCAATGATCCTTCACCGCAACCGGCCGCACGAGATCGATGTAAGCTGCGACACGATCAAGATCCTCCTGCAAGGGAAAGCCATCATTGTCCGCGCGCGTCTCATCGCACATGATCCTGACAGTGACTGTGCCTATTCCCATTTCATTTGGAGCGCACCAAGCGCGGGTGACACCCGGCACAGCTTTTGCCCAACGCACATAGTCATGCTGGGCGCCGCCCATTGGCGGCTCGCGAATGCGCTCGAGAACGCGAATGCGAAGGTTGTCGTCATTCTCAACTTCTGCACCACCGCCAATATACTCAACCCGCGCATTCTCGGTCAGATTGTCGATTGGCTGAAGAAAGGTAAGAGTAGCGCCAGATTGGATATTGCCGACTGTTCCGGGATCGAGCGCTCGCACCTCGATTGGAGTTGGCGCATCATCAAGCAAGATCACTTCATCAATGACTTCGTATTCTACTACACCGCCATAAGACAATCGCGCTCCAACTGGGATGACAACATCAGGCGCGCCGAGAACCGTGGCGGTGCCCTGCGCCAATGTTGCAGCCTTGCGGCCGGTGGTGCCGTCAGAGTTGACTAGCCAGATGTCTCCGTGACGGTCTAGCCATTCGGTCTCGGCGGTGTCCGGTAAAAGCTGGAGCGCTAGCCAATCTATAAAACGCAGCACCAGATGGCAGAGACCGGCTTGCGCATCTGACATCACGCGCAAGACGTTGTTGCCGATAAGGATCGCCCCCGAGAGAGCGGACGTTACCTCATCGCGAACCTGTTCGCGCGTTTGTCTAAGGGTGGGTGTGTTCCAAGGCATTAGAATGTCACCACTTGATCCCAGAGGTAAGCAAAGCGCAACTGGATCGCTTGCAAGGGTCCGCGATATATCGTCACAAAAACATCAATCTCAGATCGTCCTACGCGTTGAGCTTGGACATCAATTGCAGACGCAATCCGATTGATGATGAAAGGACGCAGCGCCTCGCGTGTGTACTGCTCTGCTCGCGCCACGGTCGAGCCTTCATATGAATTGGCATCGGATATCTTGGCCCGGAACAGCAGCCAGTTCTTGCAGCCGATGGGCCAGCCTCCCCAAATCTCTTCGGCATCAAGATCGCCCCACCAGCCGCGTCGGTCGGTGCTATCTGGATCCGGTAAGATGTCGCTGGTCGAAGCGAGAGCGTCCGTCATTAAAGCCACTCGCACTGCGGTGGCTAGCTCTTCCTCTTCGCTCAACCCTTCCGTTGACTGCAACCAATCAGCCAAGGTGCCGGGCAAAGGCCCAGCCTGCTTCATCTCAACGAGCGAGTTGCGGCCTTTGAGAAGGATGTCAACCATGACGTCAGACCGTCAATGCGCGAACAGTACCGCGAACGAAAGCTGGATGTACCACCTTGTTGTCGGCAACGATCTCGTCAAAGCGCGAGGCGTCCGAGTAGATGCGATAAGAGGTGGCAAGAGCCGGCAACGGGCGCAGGTTGTAGTAAACAACTCGCGGCAGCGGCATCGCGGTATCGGCTAGGTAGCGTGCGGACTTGGCAGCCAGCTCCCGCAGCAGCTGGTAAACAATATTATCCATATCGTCCGCGGCCATCTCCTTCGCTAAATCAAAACTGTTCTTCATCCGCTCCTGCATTGCCTCAATATCGTCGCGGCTCTTAAACGTGGTGGCTGCGATAATCTTGCACTGGCAGGAGAGCGCAAAGAGAACGCCGAACTGGATGGTCCAGAGCGAGCCCAATATTGTAGGCACCTCCGAACGTAACTGGGCCAGCACCGGATCAAGTTGCGATACCGAAATACCAGCAGCTAAGGCGGCGTCGAATACAACCAACATATCTTCCGGCAATGAGCCGTCACGAATAGAGGTCTCAACGTTGGTTTGCAGATCGCCAGCTGCCGTGCGTAAGTCAGAACCCTCTCGGCCTTTGGTAGAGGTGAACGTCATGAGCTTGTCGCACATCCGCTTGATGATGCCGGCAATCTCAGCGACCATAATCCGCGTATCGGTGCGGATTTCCGCTTCGGTATCGATTACCCCTTCCATCACCGGATCCTTATTGCCGCCGGACCGCCGAAGGTGCCGCCACCGAAATTGGCACCACCGCCGGCAATCGATACTCCAGTCAAAGTGAATTGCCGCTTGCCGGTAGCGACTACAGTTTTGTCCAGATTAGTTGTCGCCGTCTCCAGCAGCTTGCGAGAGTCGTCCTTGAATACCTTAGGCGCTTCTCCCGCCTCCACGAATGCCAAATCAAATTCATAGAAGCCGCCCTTTTGCCGGCTCTCCGAAACGCCATAGCGCTCAACCATGACCATCATCGGCCCGCCTGAGCTAGCTCCCTCCCGCCCACCACCAAAGGTTATGGAAAGGGATGGATGTATCAACTCGCCGGGCCCGTCCATCTCCAACGCTTCCAACATCGCGTTGCGCTGAGCAATCATGTTGGCATAAACAGCGTTGGGACCGCGATTGAGTTTCTTGTCGTTCAGCAGGATGTAGCCACTAAACTGCCAATGCACCGCCTCTCGTCCCATGTCCTCGGCGTAGGGAATGTTCCGCTTTGGATATTGATGAGTAACAACGCGACGGCCAGATTGCCGGGCGCTGCTCTCAACGTGAAAGTAAACGCCACGAAAGGACGCGATGCGAAGGGTGTCGCGCCACTCGTTGTGTAGTTCGAGGATCGAACCCATTTTTAGTTATCCAACTCGTCCTGCTTGACCAGGACCGGCACCGTCGCCCAACAGCCTTCCTTGTCTACCCAGATGCGGAAGTCCTTATGGCGAATATGAGTATGATCGGCATCAACCCGCATCGACTTATCGTCCTTCTCATAATACGCGGTGACGTGTTTGCCGGTCAGGACGACGTAGCAGGAGCCGTGCCGGATGGTGATGGTGTTGCCGCCGCCATCTATGTCGATGAAAGTCGAGCTTTCCTTTTTGAGTAGCGGTCTTTGACCTTCTTTCTTTTGCTGCTGCTGGCCACCACCCGATTGACCTCCACCACGCGCCTGCGGCTGCGAGGATTGCTGTTGCGAATCATCATCCACCTTTACAAGTTGAAGC